ATCATCTTTGTCAGGATCTTCGTCGTCATCCTCCTCTTCATATTCTTCGGAATCGTCGTGATCATCCTCTTCATCTTCATCTTCATCCTCGTCCTCGTATTCATCTTCGTCTTCGAGAGCGTTAGGATCTTCTGCTAATGCACTTCCTACAGCCATGTAGAAAGCATCCTTCTGTTCTGGCGTCATTGTATCAACGACATCCTGAATGCTCTTATTAGCCACTTCGTCTTCTCCTTCCTCATCTGAGTGCATAATCTCAAGATACTCTCCCGAATAAATATATGCCTCATAATCATCATTGTCAATTGTGTCGCCATGTGCTAAGGCAACATCTTCAATGTATGCTCCTGGATTTGCTCCTGCAAGAACAAGGCTAAGTTCTTTAATTTCACCATGCTGAACATATGGCCCACGCTGCTGAAGATGATTCGCCCAAATACTAAGCGAATCCATATCTCCGTGCTGAACAGCATCTTTCGCGATTTGACCATTATCTGAACCGTTGAAATATCCGTACGCATAAACACCATCTTTTCGGCATTCCATATAAGCATGCCCAAGCACGCTATTAATGTTACCGTGATCATGGTTATACACTAATGGAACTTTAGCGCCATCGATATCATCAAAAGCACCATGCTGAATAATTCTTCCATCAGCGCAAAGAATACCAAACTTTGTAGCCCAGCCCTTAAAGTCGCAATCGGCATACTTTGAGCGTTTAGCTCCCATTTTGAATTCCTCCTTTATTGTTCTTCTGTTTCCTCGTCAGCAGAATTTGTATTATACATCTGATCCAATTCAGTGTTCGACGCCGAAATATTATTGTTCGTCAGCGTATCTGCCTTAGGATCATCCACTGGCCTTAATCCAATTACTTGCCTGAATTCATTGGATGTCATTATACAGTTTCTCGTGAACTTATCAGCAAGCTCTGCAAGATTCGTAGTAGACACCAATTTAAATGGATCTCTGAAATATTTAATTGCATGCCCTTTGGTCCTAGCAGTCTTTGTTAAGAACTTCCGATTCATCTCATCTACGACTGCTGCAAGTATTGGCTCAACTATACTATTGTAGTAGTTATTCATTGTATTCTCGTCTGCTGTGCCATTGAGAATCTCCACCGTCATTCCAAGCTGAGAGAATAACAAATTCGTGAAATACTCTACCTGCTTGAGCAAATTGTTTTCAATTGAACGATTCAACTGAGTGACATGTTCAGTCGAATCTATATACGCAATACCATATTCCGAGCTTGCCAATTGTTCAGTAAGTTCTTTACGACGTTCTTTGGCCTGAGCTCTCTTTGCTTCAGACTTAATCGTATATGGCAACTGAATAATCAAATCAAGCTTATCAGATCCACTTCGATCATCTATGAAATCGAGAATTGCAAGCTTTCTTTTCAGTCGATGCGCCGTTGAATTCTGTGCATTCATAATTGCATAGAATGGATTTTCAACGATCGCGACCATTTTCTTTGGAAGGTCCATTTCTTCGAATTCACCAGTGCGATCATTGTAGATTCGCACTCTAACATGGCGCGGATACCAATTGATTATCTTTGCTGTACGCATCGTCTGAATATCGTAAACGTTGCCATGCACGGGGTCCATAGTCGTATCAATCGGAACTATAGCAACGCATCCTTCGTCAAGAAGTTTCAGGAAAATATCCTGTTTAAACGCTCGCGATGTCTGATCAATATTGGCTTCCATTGTTAAACAGTAGTTAAGCCCATCCTCAACGTCGTCAGTAAAGCGTTTGTCTGCGTCTAGAATGACGTGTTCTACGTCAATTGCTGCGGCATCTACGGATATCTTATTGTAGATCGTTGTAACGATTGACCGCTCATTTCCCATCGTAAGTCTAGGACGAGATGGATTGTCATAGCTCACTGCGCCAAGACCAGTTCCATTTTGATACGCTGTTGGATCTTTGTTCATAAATGCATTCCAACCATGCTTTAATCTGTTCATAAAACCCATAAGTAATCTCCTTATTTAGTAAGGTAATCCAGATAAGCTTTGCCTGCGCGCTTAGCTTTATTGAAAGATCTGCTTACTTTCTTAGCTTTCTTCTTAGCTGATTTGTAAGCTTTGCTGGCATCTCTAGAAACTCTATTGTATTCTTTCTTAGCTGACTTATATGCCTTGTTAACATTCTTCTTTACCGATGTTGCATAAGGTTTAACATCATTGACAAGCTTTTGACCAGCTCGTTCAATTTTGTACTCTGCCTTTGATCTGACAGAATTTGCCTTATTGCGTGCTTCTGCAGAAGTCATTGCACGGTCTCTAGCAGTTGACGTAGCTTTTCTTACTTTCTTATATGCACCAGTCTTCTTAACATCACGAGCAAGTTTCTGTCCAGCTCTGGTAACTTTGTACTCACCCTTTGAAATTACAGACTTTGCTTTTGCCCTTGCGGCGTTTGCTGTTGGAGATTTTGAAGCTTTATCCAGAAGATATCTTGCTGCTACTGTCTTTGCAACTGCATCTCTGGTCGCTACCTTTTTAGCAAAGTTTGCTGCTTTCTTAACTTTTGTTGAAGGGGCATTCTGTTTCTTAACATTGGCTGCAATTTGTTTCATCTGTCGGTCCTGCTTCTTCTTTACCATATCGGCATTCTTCTTAGCTACAGCATGAGCATTCATTGCTCTGACATGTTTTTGGAAATCTTTTTCTTTTTGGACCTTCTGTGCTGCAATTGCATCTGTTGGACCTTTATAAGGTATATTCTTTTTTGCTTGATTAGCGGCATTGTTCTTATAACGAAGCTTTTGCATTGCTTGCCGCCTCTGTATTAATACAGCATTTTTTTGTGCTGCTTCATCTTCAGGATAAATATATCTACCGTTCTCGATACGAATATATTTATGATTTTTCCAGCTATGTTTGAGAACGGTGTTTCCGTCCTCATCGGTGGCCTTGTAATATACAGAATTACTCATATTACCATCCTTTCTGTTTCTTTTTAAGTTTTTGAACGTATTTTGCACCGCGGATAGAAGCTAACTCAGCATCTACCGCTTTCTTCTTTTCTGCAGTTCTGCTTGTACGCCGTTTGATTGCTTCAGCCTTCCTGGTGTACTTAGCAGCTTTCTTTCCATAACGGTTCGCTTTCTTCCGAGCTCGTTCGGCTTTTTGAAGATTTCCGGTATACCCAATATCTGTAATAGCGTGGTCACGCTTAACACGTTTTGCCTCTTCCTTTTCTTTGAACTTGACTCTTTTAGTCATAGCTTCTGAAGCTTTTCGTTCGTAATCAGATATACGTGACTTTGTCTTCTGAGAAGTTTGTTTCTTCATCTTGGATGCAAGTCGATCCGATTTTGACTCTAGATGCGATGCTCTTCTTCCAGAATGCTGATACGGATCTTTTCCCGATCCATACTTGTAACGGCCAGACAGCCTTGGCAGTCCATAATGTTCCAGATGGTCACCGCCTAAGTCCGAATGAACTAACGAAAACGTGCCATCGTCATTCTTTATTTTTACATACATAACCATTACTCCTATTCGAATGCATCTTTATTAACTTTGTAAGCAACAAGTGCATCCATCAATGCTGAGACGTTATCGATTTTGTCTTCGTAACGTTTCTTGTACAGTTTCCTGTTTCCGTTTGTATCTTCCAATGTTATGCAATGGCCCATACAGAAACTCATTAAAGATTCGTCGAATATCAGCATCCTCTTTTCCGATAATTTCTTAATTTCTCCAAGAGGAACCGTTTCAGTTCTAGCACCCTGCGGAACTTTCTCAATTCCAAATGACCCATTCTCCTGAGCCCATCTTTCAATAAACTCTTTAGCATTATACGGATCATATCCTAATGCGCAGACATCATACTGAGCGTCTATTATGAATTTGTCAAGATCTTCGTATACTTCTTGGACATCTAAGATGCTTCCCTCCATGACCATAAGTGTACCTTCGTCAATAAACTCTTGATACTTTTGTCTCATGGCCAAGTTCAACTTACTCAAGGTAAGTGTGGTTATATAACTTCTAACTTTTACTCCAAACATTCCATTTCTCAGAGGGAACAAGAATGTGAAAGCACAGAAGTCATCACCTTGGGAAAGGTCCGCTCCCATTGCACATGACATTTTCCAAAAGCTTCTAGGGCTGTGCGGAAGTGTTTCTTCATAAGAGAAATAATATGTATATCCCTCCATAGGAATTCCGAAACGTTTTGCCAGAATATCATTTCTTGTAGCTGGTGCTTTCTCAGCTCGTTCAACATCTTGCTGAATCGTCTCATAGCTGACTGTGATCGGTAGGTTCGGATTAGCCTTAGGCCACATGTCTGGGTCTCCGACTTCATCCACGCTATCAAGCCTGTAATACCAAATACTAGTATGCCAGTTCTGGTATTCGCCTTTGAGAATGTCCATCAGTTCCATTTTGATGGCATCTCCACATCCATTACGGACAGTACCTTCCGAACTTACAGCTAAGATTACGTATCCATCTATTTTGGCTGCACCCTGCTCGATTGCACCTATTGGGTCTTCTCTCAATTCGCCTGAGAGCCATTCATCGACCGTAGCTACTTTTACTCGTAATCCCTGAAGTTTGTTAATACTCAGTGGTCTGATCTCTAGTAATGAATCTGTAAGAAAGTTCTGTATACCTTTCTTAGTACATGCAAGCTTAACACGGTTCGCTTTGGAACCGGTAGTGTTCTGTATAGAGCCTTCTGTCAAGAATTTGAACATAGGCCCTCTCGCTCTTGCTATGGCAGTGCTAATTGCACTTGTAACCTCTTCAGCCTGTTTCATTGTTGGGGCTGTTGTAATCTGATGTGTCGTTGTTGTATCGACTGTCAGAAAATAAGCTTGCACTAAACTCTCGTATAACGATTTTGCATTACTTCTAGAAATGATAAGATACTGTTTGTTGACAAGACGCTTTTTGACGGATTTCCTTACGAAATGTCCACCTCGTCCAGAAGCATTTGGTTCATACACCGTTTTCTCAACGTAATAGAACCAACCAAATAATTGCTCTCCCCAAAGTTTAAATGTATCCAACAGTTCCAAGTCGGACCCATCAGTCAAGACCATTTCAGATTCACAGAAAGCAATCCATCCTTCTACAGCATTGTCGTCATAGTATACACCGGGGTTAGCTATAAGCCAATCAATACGGTTCATCTCCATGGAAATCTCCCTATTAACAGGAATCTCTCCAGCCAGGACTTTATCTCGGAACTCCCAGTAGTACCTAGGCGTTGCCGTATTGCTTAGCATTTTGCATCACCTACTTCTTTTTCTTTTTCGTACTCTTTGTTTCAGCTTTAACTGCTTCATTAATCATCTTCTGAGCGGCAGCATTGAGTTTACCCTTGATATAAACTTTTCCTTGTTCTTTCACAACTTCTGTAACTGCAGGAACGATAATATCTTTCATAGCTTTATCAACTAACATCTTTGGTAATGGCTGCTTCTGCGGATGGTTTTTAAGGTATGTGGCTTCCATCTGATCTCGAGTATTTATTCGTTTAAGCTCTTCATCAGATAAAGTTTTTACATATGCCTTTTCGTTTCTGTATTTAGATTTTTTTTGTTTCTTTTTATCAAGTTGGACTGCTTTGGTTCTTTCTCTTCTTTTGTTATTTTGTTTTTCAACTCCACTCTTTTTAGAAAAACTTTTTATAAACTTCTCACCAGCTTTAGCCGATGATCTAAGACTTTGATATGGTTCCTTCCCAGATCCCCATTTGTATCTTCCGGATCGTCTTGGTAATCCGTAATGTGCTAGATAATAGTCAGAGAATTCCTGATTGTTGACTAAGAAGTCTTTTACATCATCTGCTGAGTAATTAGTCATCGTCATTCTCTCCTTTCTTATCATCTTCGGAAACAGGATAGTACATTATGTACAATCTCCATTCCATTTCCTTAAGTTGCTCTTTCAAACTGTCCATTAACGAACCACTTGTTGGCGGATCGAATAACAGACGAGTTTTGATGTACACATAATCTTTTATCAAACTTGACTTCTGAGTGTCCTCTTCGAATTCACTCCAGACATTATCCGGACCAGTGATTCGGTATCCTTCTTTCGGACCAACTCCTAATTGAGTGAGAGCTGCAAATGCAGAATTGATATGAATGGTTAAATCCAAGTCAAACTGCTCAAAGTCGTCAGGACATCCAATAAGCTGCTTGATAGTCTTAAGAATGCTCTCTTCCATTGAATTCCTCCTCAATGTTTCCAAGGGCATGTATCATTTGGTCTCCTTATTACAGGGCCGCTACGAACATTTGTATCGTGTCCATAGTGTATGGCATTATGTGTTTGATGGGTTGTTGTCACAACGTTATTCATGTCGAATACCATTGGGTCTCGGTTAAGTATCATCTCTTTGGTAACTGGATTTATGTGATGTATCAACGGTCGTGTTTGTATCTCGTATCCTTCAACACCTAAATCGCAACCGCCATCTCTGACAATTACTTTATGACGAAACTCTCTCCATTCGCCTGATGAATATAATGCCTGATTAACCCATCGGTCATAGCCGAATGTCTCGTACCCAACTGAACCAGACAGCATTAAGTATTGCAGCCGTTCTTCAAACGTAGGATACTCGATCATTTTCAAATATGATCGTGACATTGGACTTGATCTACTCATCTTCGATACCCTGGTATCTACGCATTGCTTCAATTGCTGCAGCGTATCTCTCTTCGCTCTTAGCAGAAGCTTCCAATGAATCGATTTTGGCTTTTGTCTGCTTAGTTTCTTCTCTGAGCTTGTCCTGTTCCAGCTGCTCTCTTGAAGAACCGAGTTTTAAGAAATGCGTAATGACCTGTGATGAGGCTGTGCCTTCACGTAACTGCTTTTCAGCAGCATCGAGTGAGAGATTTATCAAGTACTGTTCCCTGTCTTCAGGAGTCATAGGAACCCTTGAACGCTTCTTTTCGGAAGTAGCTGTCGCTGCTCTTCTTCCCATATACTTTCGTCTCCTTTCTAATATCTTTTGCCGAGATGTTGAATACTTTACGTACTCTCTATAAGAGATCTAGGTATGTTTTAATAACCCTGAAAGGAGTCTTCAACTGAAAGAGGGTCCTTCTATGTGCGACAAAAGAAGACCAAGATCCCTTATAGAGAGGGCGTAAAGCTGTCAATCTAAAATCCATTTTGACAGGATTTTGACCCCCGGAGAATTTTTAAGGAGA